CTGGTGAGTATGGTGAGCAGTTTGGTCGGCCTTATTTTCATGCTTGTATATTTAACTTTCGATTTGATGACCAGAAGGTTTTTAAGCGTACGCCAAGCGGTAGCGTTATCTATACGTCACAAAAGTTGTCAGCATTATGGCCTTTTGGTTATGCTTCTATTGGTGACGTTAATTTTCAATCAGCTGCTTATGTGGCTCGTTATATAATGAAGAAGGTTAACGGCCAGGCTGCGGACAGTCATTATGAGTTTGTTACGGACGATGGTGAGATATTGAAGCGTAGGCCAGAGTTTACTAAAATGAGTCTTAAACCTGGTATTGGTTTTGATTGGTATGAGAAGTACAAATCAGATGTTTATCCGCATGACTATGTAGTTGTAAATGGTCGTAAGGTTCGACCGCCCAGGTTTTACGATAAGAAATTTAAGCTGGAGAATCCAGAAGAATTTGAAGCGATAGAATTTGAGCGGGAGATGTCTCGTAGACGTAATTTTGAAGATAATACGGAAGCGAGATTAAGAGACAAAGAGCAGGTTGCTAAGGCTCGTTTGTCATTGTTGAAACGTTGTTTGTGAAAGGGATACAAACATGAAGATGGTAATTTGTTCAATTCGTGATTCTGCTGCTGACGCTTATGGGCGTCCGTTTTTTCTTCCTTCTGTTGGTGTTGCTATTCGGAGTTTTACTGACGAAGTGAATAGACCTTCCGAAGATAATCAGATTTATCAACACCCAGAGGATTTTGATTTATTTGAGTTGGGCGAATTTGACGACACGACTGGTCGTTTTGTTTTGTTGGACGTACCTAAGCAGCTTGCGTTAGGTCGTATGGTTAAGGTTAGAGAATAAGCACAAGGGCCTCAATTTCGAAAGAAATTGGGGCTCAATTTTTTTGGAGATATGCAATGATGCATCGTAATAAGTCGGTTAATGTTCATCAGTTCGCGATGATTCCGCGTGCTGATATTCCTCGATCTACTTTTGATAGCCAGAAGGCGTACAAAACGACTTTTGATGCTGGTTATCTTGTTCCTATTTTTGTTGATGAAGTTTTGCCTGGCGATACGATTAAGTTGAATATGACATCGTTTACGCGATTGGCTACTCCGTTGTTTCCAATCATGGATAACATGCATTTGGATTCGTTTTTCTTTTTTGTTCCAAACCGTTTAGTTTGGGACAATTGGCAGAAGTTTATGGGTGAGCGTTCTCCGAACCCAGATTCTTCGATTGATTTTGTAATTCCTACATGCACTAGTCCTGCTGGTGGTTATGCTGTGAACTCATTGCAGGATTACATGGGAATTCCGACTGCTGGTCAGATTACTGGTTCAAATACGGTGACGCATAACAATTTGCCTATGCGTGCCTATAATTTGATTTATAACGAGTGGTTCCGTGATGAGAATTTGCAGAACAGCGCTGTTGTTGATTTGGGAAACGGCCCAGATACTGCTTCTAACTATGTGTTGCGTCGTCGCGGTAAGCGACACGATTATTTTACGTCTGCGTTGCCTTGGCCCCAAAAGGGTAGTTCGGTGGCTCTTCCATTAGGTCTTACCGCTCCTGTGTTGACGGATAGTACTAATATAAAGGTTAAAGGTATTGGCGGTGCTGATCGTGATCTTACTTTGCAATCATCTGTTAACGTTGGTTATACAGGTGCTGCTACTAGTGAGACTGGTGTTAAGTTTGGTTCTAACACGGGTTTATATGCTGATTTGAGTGCAGCTACTGCAGCTACTATTAATCAGTTACGCCAATCTTTTCAGATTCAAAAACTTTTGGAAAGGGATGCCCGAGGTGGTACACGCTATACTGAAATTATCCGTGCGCATTTTGGTGTTGTTAGCCCTGATGCTCGTTTGCAGCGTCCTGAGTATCTTGGTGGTGGTTCTACTCCTATCACCATTAATCCTATTGCCCAGACCAGTGCTACAAACCTTACTGGCGGCACTACTCCACAAGGTAATCTTGTCGCTTATGGCGTTGGTCTCGCAACAAATCACGGATTTACTTACGCTGCTACAGAGCATGGGTATTTACTCGGTTTAGTTTCTGTTCGTGCTGATTTGACTTATCAGCAGGGTTTGAATCGGATGTGGAGTCGTTCGACTCGATACGATTTTTATTTTCCGGCGTTCGCTACACTTGGCGAACAGGCGGTTCTTAATAAAGAAATTTATTGTCTTGGTACTTCACAAGACAATGCTGTTTTTGGTTATCAGGAGCGTTGGGCTGAGTATCGTTATAAGCCTAGCCAGATTACGGGTTTGTTTAGGTCTACTGCGGCTGGTACGCTTGACGCTTGGCATTTGGCCCAACGGTTTACGTCTGTTCCTACTTTGAATAGTACGTTTATTTCTGAGACACCTCCTGTGGATCGTGTTGTTGCTATTGGTGCGTCAGCTAATGGAAAGCAGTTTTTGTTTGACGCGTTTTTTGATATCAAACAGGCTCGACCCATGCCGATGTATTCAGTACCCGGCTTGATCGATCATTTCTGATGTTAGGCGGTCTTGTTAAAGCGATTACCAGCCCAGTAGCTTCGCTAATTGGGTCTGGTTTATCGTTTATAGGTGGTCAGGCCCAGAATGCCGCCAGCGCGGAAGCGGCTGCGCGGCAGATGGAATTTCAAAAGGATATGTCTGATACGTCTTATCAACGTCAGATTCAGGATTTAGAGGCGGCAGGTATTAACCCTATGCTTGTTACAAAGCTTGGTGGGGCTTCAACCCCACCTGGCGCTATGCCTAGTTTCGTTAATCCTGGTCTTATGGCAGCTCAGTCGTTTTCTGCATTGCAGAGTTCTCAGGCTGCTAAGCAGCAAGCGGAGACTGCTGAGCGTTTGTCTGAGCCTCAGATTAAGCAGGTTGAGGCTGCCACTTCTAAGATTATTGAGGAGATTAAGAACATTCCTATTGAAGGTCAGCGCCTTAAAGAGGCTGTTTTTTTGGTTGCGCGTCAGGCTGATTACTATAATCAGCTGTTGTATACTGAGCGTGAAAAACAGGAGATGCTTAAGGCGACTGTCCAGAAGTTGTTTGCTGAGACGGATTTGATTAAGTTTGATGTTCAGGCAGCTCAGCAGCTTGATAATTTAGGTCGTGAGGTTAAGCAGCTGGAGCCTATTGTTAACATAATTAAGGCCCTTATTGGGCGGAGATAATTATGACTAAAGTTATATTGCGGTCTATGTTTAACTATGACGTTGATGTTGTTTCTGTTGAGACTGGCCTGGCTTGCCAGGACCCGAGTTTGGCTCAACAGCAATTTAAGGATGAGTGTGATATTAACACCATCCTTGAGCGTTTTAATGTGACGGGCCAATTGCCCGTTTCCCCGCTGCAGCCCCAGTTTGGGGATTTCAGCGGTATTACAGATTATCAATCGGCTCTTAATGCCGTATTGGATGCCCAGGAATCGTTTGATGCTCTCCCGGCTCGCGTTCGGGAGCGTTTTGCGAACGATCCTGCGGCTTTTGTTGATTTTTGCCTTGATGAGGTTAATAAGGATGAAATGAAGGCGTTAGGCCTCATTTCAGGTGCCCCAGAAGGGGCTAATTTGTCACCTACCGAGCCCGTTTCGGGCGAGGCTGCACAGGGTTCTACTTGATGTAACTGTGCTAGGTGACACCATGCTTTTAAAAAAGGGGTTTTTATGAAGCGACGTCCAATGAATAAATACCGCTCCGCACGCGGTTTTAAAAAGATGGTTAGAAAGACTAAAGCGGCTAATGTAAGGGCCAACCCCATGCGGGGTGGTTGGCGCCTATAAATGCCGTGTTTCCACCCGCTGCAGGCCTATAAAACGGCCTGTGGTGATGTGGTCTTTCATGAGAGCGCTCGGGTCGATGTAGTTCGATCCCTTCAGCTGCCGTGCGGGCAGTGTGTCGGCTGCAGGCTCGAGCGTTCTCGCCAATGGGCGACTCGATGCATGCACGAGGCGTCGTTGTACCGTAATAACATGTTTATTACGTTGACCTATTCTGATGAGCATTTGCCAGAAGATAGGTCGTTGAATTATGATGATTTTCAGCGTTTTATGAAGCGGTTTCGCAAACACTATAAAGGGATAGAGGAGCGAGATGGAAAGCGTCCAATTCGGTTTTATATGGCTGGTGAGTATGGTGAGCAGTTTGGTCGGCCTTATTTTCATGCTTGTATATTTAACTTTCGATTTGATGACCAGAAGGTTTTTAAGCGTACGCCAAGCG